TATTAAGTCTTTTATACTTGAACAACCGATACGCTTAACTCTTCGAGTCATAGTAGCACCAAGCGCGTTAGCTTTAATACTTGATTCTACAAACATATTTTCATATTCTAAATCATAATATAAACCATTACAAACAACAGCTCCCTGGTCATTACTTTCAATTACTACATAAGCTTTATTATAAGTATTTGCATATTTGTATATAATGTCCGGTAATAACATTGGAGATATATTATTATCTCTAAATACACAAACTTGTTCAAAAGGTGTTGTAGATACATCAATGACTGTGAATGTACTATAATCTTGATTACGACCTTTTGAAACATCAACTGTCATCACATATTCATGGTCTTTTACAGGTTGTTTATAAACCCATACATTTTCTTTAAAAAACTCTGGGTCAACACTTACTTGAGCTAATAAATGATTAGCACTTATAAGAGTATTACCTCTTCCATGAAATGTATTACCAAACTCTTGTTCGAACTGTAATTCCGATGTATTTGCTACAGTTTCAGCTTTCCACTTATCGTCTCTTCCTGGAACATCCCACCAATCTACTCTAAATGGCTTAAACTCATTTGTCTTTTGTACTGCACCTTCCCATAGTTTATGGTATACATTACCTATACCATTTGCTGTAGATGTAATAATAATCTGTGTATCTTTACCAGCTGATACTACTGGATATGTAGATGTATAAAATTGAGCATCGTTTTCTACAAATGCAAACTCATCTAAGAACAATAAGTTAATAGATAAACCTCTTATTGAACTACCAGAAGTAGCTGATGCTATTATCTTACTATTATTACTAAACTCTATTGAACCTTTATTTAAAGCTTTACATCCTGGCTGCAAAAAGAATGGCAAGTTTTCTAGAGCTAGTGTAATACGTGCGAGCATCTCTCTTGCCACCGCTCCTTTATTAGCTAATATTGCAATTGTTTTCTCTGGGTGAAAAACTGCGTACCATAAAAGGTATACAACAGAAGATATTGATTTACCACTTTGTCTACAAGCTAAAACAATACTAAAACGACTTGAATTAAAATGTTCAAACATTTTTTGTTGATATGGATATAAATCAAATGGAACTAAACCTTCATCCAATGAAATAATCTTTATATAAGTACATGCAAAATATGCAGGGTCTTGCATACATTTGTGGTATTCTATTATTTGCTCTTTGCTAAATTCAGTTTCTACTCCGTCTCTCTTGACGTTTGGATTACCTAAATAGCCGAACTCATTATTCTTTAACTTTTGCATCTATTACATTATCTTTATTTAATAACATCCTTTGTAAGTCCGTCGTGCTTCCCACAAACATATTATTATTAGTCACTTGTTTTGCTTCTTCTTTTTCGTCTTTTTGTAAATCTTTTTTCTGTTTTTGTAAAGCCATAAGTTTCTCAGTTGTATCACCAATATTTTTATGGTTTTGAGAAAGTACTTCAAATGCTCTAGGATGTTCTGATTCTCTTGCTAATTCAGCAAGTACGTCCATTGACCTTGTACCTGTGTATATTAAATCTTTATAAGTTTTACGAGAAAACTCATAATCATCTTTTACATCTTTGTCTATTTTTATAGGTCTATTCTGTTTTATTTCAGGCAGATTTTTTTCTAGACTTGCTAGCATTTTTTCTTTTTTATCCATTATCCGCCTTCAGTTTTTGTTGTAGTCACAGTGAAACTTGATTCTGTATCTGTATTACCTATAGTAAAGTCCATTTCTTCGAACATTCTAGCTGGATTATCTTTCTCATGGAAATCAAGATTAACTTCACGTATAATTTTAGAATCTCCAGTAGGACCAAAGAACTTCATTTTCATGTTAAAGTCTAATTGATATACTAATACTCTTCTTTCTGTAAAATCACCCTCATATTGGTCATCAATAGCTACTGAACCTAGCACTACTGAAACATCTTGTTTGTAATCAAAACCATCAACTGGTTTTATAGTCACATTATATTCTGGCTGAAAGTATGGTAATATTTGTTCTACTATTTGTAGTCCATCATCTTGGTTTTTTGCCATTATATATAATGACATACCAATATCATATGCAGTATAATGTTTTATAGTTTTCTTTTTAGTAATATCTGAACCATGAGTTTCTGATATAGTATTTCTTTTTGCAAGTTTTTGTGTTTGGTCTAAAGTTAAACCAGTCATTTCAAATGCCATTCTTGGTAGTTTAATAGACATTTGAGCATCAAATCCAGTTGCAGAATCTAGCCTAGCTAAATATTTTTCTTTAGGTCCATACGCTAATGGTACTCTTATTTGATTAATAGTACTTCCATCTGCTTTTTTTCTTACAACAGAGATATTATTAAAAAGTGTACCAAAAACAGCCACTGATTTTCTCATTGTTGCGTGATAAAAATGGTCACCAAACATTAGTAAGTCTCCGATGGGTCGCCAAATGGATTAGCTTCTGAAAAATCTATAAATCCATCAGCTGTTATTTCAAAATCTATATTTTGAGCTTCTTCATCTGCACCCCATGATGTTCCAGTTGTATTTGTTAAATCACTATATATAGTAGCAATAGTACCTGTATATGTAGATGTAAGTCCAGTTAATGTTCCGCCTACTGTGAAATCTTTTGCATCTGTTGAACCACTAGTTCCTATATTAGATATCCATAGTTTACTTAATATATTAGATGGTTTTGTTCTTTGTTGTACCTCACCAAATACTTTAACAGCTGGTGTATCACCGGATGCTGGAGTAAGTATTTGTTCTACTATTTCTCCAACTTCAAAATGATTACCACCCGATATAGTGACATCAATTGGTAATTGATACGCTGCTTTTGCAGTTGCTGTATCTATAGTTTCTACGCCAGTCTCAAAGTCTTCATCATTGTATTCAAATAATGAACATTCTAGTTTATAAACTGGTAAATTAGATAATTGATAAAATGGTTGTTCATCTTCTACAAAATTAATTTCAAAGAATGAATTTGTCATAGGTAAAAATACTAAATCACCTTCTGCAGGTTTAGGATTTGCTACCTGTGATGAGAAAGGACCAACTCTATCGTCCCATCTTCTTCTTGATACTATAAATGTTGCAGTGTCTTTTATTGATAAACCAAACTTAGAATATAAATCTCCTTCGCCTTCAAAGCCTTCAGTATTTTCAATAAACATTTCCATAAGGAATGCATCATCAAATGTAGAAGCAGGGTCTTCGTTTAAAACACTATCTCGATTTACTATAGTACGTGGAATGTAATAGACATCTTGTCCATATATCCCTAGTGATTCTATTATCAGGTCTTCGTAAAGATTCTGTTCAGATTTTACGGCCTGAGAAAAGTATACGTTTCTCGGCATGGTTTATCCTGTCATGAAGTCGACTGGCTGTTCCCAGTTCAATCTAGCTTCTTCCTCTAATCTTGTAATTTCTTCATTTGCATCATCAAATAATTGACGTCCATTAAATGTTACGCCACCTGGCATTACCATTCCTTCAAACTTTAATAAGTTTGTTCCCCATTGTCTTTTAATTAATGCTGTTGCATATCTCTTTAAAAAATAATCATTATATACATCAGTGTATGTATCAGGGTCGATAACTCTATAACACTCTATTACTAAATAATCATCTTTATCTACTTCTTCGCTCCAATCCATAAAGATATCTAGTCTATTTTTATGTCTATCAAAGTTTATATGTTTATCATCTGAATCTACAACAACATCTAATAAAGATAAAAATTGTCTAGACATTACATATTCAGTTAAATTACCCATAAAGCCGACTGAATGTATGTCATTTAAATGTATTTGATATCTTATATCAAACATATCAGTTGAAGCTGCAGTATCTCTTATAGGCATAACTTTTACGACTTCTGTAATTAAATCGTTTAAAGGTAAATAACCATTTTCAATATCGCCTTTAGATATACCACTTGAAGCTATTGTTCCTGTAGCACCAGACGTTCCACCAGTAATTACATCACCGACAGCAAAAGCAACATTTGAATCTTCCAATGCGTTATATCTTAACTTAGTAGTGCTCGTAACTGATTCAATAACTGCTTTAGCGCCAGATGTTCCACCTGTAATAATTTCTCCTTTTACAAATGTACCATTTGAAGCAGCTGCAGTAGTTAATTCTGAGTTTGTGACTTTATGTTTTAAATAAAATTTTTCAATTGAATCAGCATGATAATGTTGATAAAACTGTAAAGCTTCATCTACTCTATCATCTAATTGGTCATCGTCAATGTTTATCTCAATTACTGGCGCACCTAAACTTCTTAAGCAGTAATCTTTAAACGTTTCTTTTGATGTTGGTTTCGCCATTGTTTATTCCTATTATATTCTATTTATAAGAGTTTATCCTTCTAAATCTTTTATTCTTGCTTCTAATTCTTGTACTGTTTTAACTAAATAAGCTATTATACCAAATGGAGCTATACCTTTTTCACCGTCTACTCCATGAACTTCGTTTGGTAATACTGTTTCTAGTTCTTGAGCTATAAATCCTGCTACGCCAGTACCCATTCCATGTAGATGAGCATCTTCAAGTTCATCTTTTTTCCAATCAAAAGCTCTTGGCCTTAAATCTTTTATTACACTCCATCCATCTGTAATATCTGTAATATTTTCTTTTCTACTTATATCTGAACTAAAACTTGGACCTGAAAAGTTTCGGTTTGTATACAAATCATTCTGATTATGATTATACCTTATATAACCTGGGTCAGCTGAAGCTCCAGAAAAGCCATCAGCAAAGTTTAAATATCCGTATCCAGAAGAACTAGTTAATATTGTTAGTGTGGCATTGCCAGAAGTACTACCAAAAACTCCGTATGAAGGTGAACCTGAGCCAACAGATGCCATTTGACCTACTAATAAATGACCATCTTCTGTAAGACACATTTTTTCTCTTGTATTACCAGCGCCTGTCACACTAAATCTTAATTGAGTTTTTTGATCACCGCCCGTATGGCTTACAAATCTTGCATGCATTCCTGCTCTATGACCACTATTATCTTTGAATAATATCGCAGCCATATTATTATTTGTTGTGCCAGCATTTTGAACTGTTATACTTGGCACGTTACCTGGTCCAATAGCTGTCCATAAATCTCCAGCCGAATTGTTAGTAGCTTTTACATGGAATTGAGTATCAGGTCCGCTAGCTGCACCAACCATTAATCCTGTATGATTTAAAAATGCTCTTACTGTACCACCAGTTGAAAACGCTAATTGACCACCATTTCCTTCAGTATCCTGTGCATTTATTTCCGCAGTACCACTATGTTGACCACCAGCTATATCGCTTCTTGACCTTATTTCTAATCCTCTTCCAGTTGTTCCTGTAAATACAGCATGTGAAATAGTGCCACTACCGGAGCCACCTCTTACATCTAATTCTTTAGTAGGTGAGTTTGTACCTATACCAACTCGCCCGTTAGTACCATCAACATAAATTCTATCATCACCACCAGCTCTTATTAGCCAAGCATCGGTTTGAAATCTCATATAAGTATTAGTATCATCATTGTGATAAATATATTCATTAACACCTATATCACCTGCAACATCTAATGTATATGTTGGAGAATTAGTTCCAATACCAACTTTACCATCACTTTGAATTTTCATTTTAGGTGGGGCGAATGCTACACCAAAATGTAAAGCACCATCACCATAGCCATGTCCACCACCAGTAGATGAAATATCCCATGCAACACCATTAGTAGCATCATTTTCAATAATTAAAGATACATTTGCTTGATCGCCTTGAAGCTTTATACCATCAGTATTTGTTAAACCTGTTAAATGTAATTTATTTTGAGGATTATCAGTACCAATACCAACTCGTCCATTAACTAAATCAAAAATAACTCTATCAGCATCAGTATCGTATCTATTGGCAAAGTACATTTTTGCACCAGCTCCGCCGCCGGTCACTCTTATACTTGCTCCTTCTGTACTGTTGTTGTTGTAAAAGTTTATTCTTCCTGTTTGGTCACTTGCTGTAGCAAATGTAAGCGTTTCTGCATTGTCTGTATAATCACCTATTTGAAGCTCTGTTCCTGGATTAGTAGTTCCAATTCCAACTCTACCTTCTTTTAAAGTAAGTGTTTTAGTTTGAGCTCCTGCTGCATAAGTGTACATGTCTACAGAAGAATCTTCTGACCCATTACTTACATCAGTCATTTTACCTATAGCTAAAAAGGCCTCTGTAGCATTGCCTGCATCATCATCTCCATACATGTATATTCTACCTACTTCATCGTTATCTGCAGGTGAAGCTGAATCTTTTTTAAGTATTAAATATGGAGGAGTAGAATCAGCATTTGTATTTGTTATAGTTAATTTAGGTTTACTACTTGTTCCGCTAGTAAGAGTAATATCTCCATCAACAGCTAAACCTGTGGAATCAAGGGTCATATAGTGGTCATTACTAGCCTGATTTGTAAATCTATGCGTATTAGTTTGATAATCCAATCTACCAGAGTTATTAGAACCTATTGAACCGTATGTTGTACTTCCATCATTACTCTTCCATTGAACAAAAAAGTGATTATCTGATGAACGTCCTTGTAATCGTAACCCTGTAGTAATTCCAACTGGTTTTATCGTGAGTGCACCATCATTAGCAATACGCATCACCTCGTTAGTAGCAGTTTTAAAAGTTATAAGGTCACCTTGATTTTGCCCAAATAAATTTATAGCTGTTCTGTCATTTGCTAAACCAGACGCGTTTAGTCTTAACCAACCATTTGCACCTGCACCGTTTAAATAAACAGCGTTATTTGATGCATAGTAAGAAAGAGTAGCATCTTGATTATATATAGAAGTATTAACACCTAATTTTAAACCTGGTAATGTAGCTTGATGCGAAAAATCAAACTCATCATTAGAAGCATCCCATAAAATAGTTGCGTCATTTGATGCATCAACAGCATCTTGTATTGTAATACCTGCTCCACCTGCATTAGATGAAGTATCACTGGAAGCATGATAGTTAAGTGTTATGTTTTTATCTGTGACATTTAAATTTGTTGTATCTAATTCGGTAGTCGTTCCACTTACTGTGAGATTACCTGATACTGCAAGATTACCTGTGACTGATGCACCAGTACTTGTTGTGGCTAGTTTTGCATCACCTGCATGGTAAAGAGTAGTAGCACCACCATCTGACATAGTGATATAACTCTGTGAGCCATCAGCGTTATTTATATTAAAATTACCAGCACGAATAATTAAAAGTCCACTGCCTGATTCATATATGCGACTATGAGTTCCATCACTGTAAATCTGTAGGTCATTGTCTGTACCTAAACGCAATCTTTCGTTATCAGCAAAGTCTACATGAGCTGATTTATCTAAAAAACTTGCTGGTATTTTTGTTAGTGCCATATTTTATTCCTATGGTTTATTTGGCCATACTACTTCTGCTAAGTTATTGTATGATTTTGTTATGTCTCTTAATGCTTGTCTATATGTCTTCCAAGCATCTGTTATAGGATAATCTGAATTTGCCATAAAATCTGTTTCTGCTAATTTTCTATTTCTTTCATCTCTTAGTTGAGCCAAATCTTCTGCTGCTCTTAACTCAAAGAAAGCATATCTATCATCACCAGATAAATCTGTATCAGTTCCGTCTGGATTTGGAAACAATACTTGGTCGTTGTCTAATCTATGTTTTGCCATTAACTCATCCCCGCTGCTGCAGCGTTCATTTCGCCACTAATTAATTCTGCTGCCGATGGTTGAGAACCATCAATTCTATATAATCTAGGGCATGCCCAATGTAATTCTGTTCCATCATTTGCACTTGGATAATATAAGTATGTTCTATGTTGAATGTTATGTGATTGGTTGGAAGAAGTACCAGCTCTGAATATATTTACACCACTAAATTGTCCAGAATGGTGTTGTAGTCTTGCTCCTGTATCTGTTCTAAATAATCCTTGATTTCCCATTGCTACATTTGATGTCATATGCCATGCGTGAATTGGTTGTATATCTACACACCAAACATTTTGTGGAAGAGTTCCAGTACTGGCAATTGTCATATATGGATTACCAAGAGAATTTCCACTTGTGTCATGAACGCCACCAGTTCCATGATAATATGTGCCTGTATTAGCTGAGCTTACTCTTTTTACCCATAATACAAATAGGTATGAGTAATTATTATCAATAGATATAGTACCTGTTCCCCAACCACCAGAACCGCCTGTGCTTCCTGCAGAGATACCAGCCCATAGCCATTCAGTACATCCACTTGGACCCTCACCTAGTTTCCATTTATTGGCAGATGAGTCGCCATTTAATCCATAAGATAGGCCATAAGCACTAGCAAAACCGGAAACACTGTCTCCATGTTGATAAGATGTATTACTTCTTGCTAAGTCCCATTCCATTACATTTGGTGTAGCTTTACCTGCTATCTTTCCTGACTTTTGAGTAGCATTAACACTACCCATAGTAGCACCTACTAAAACAGATGAATCTGATTGGACTGATAAACCTCTTACACCTGCAGTTGATAATTCTATAGTATCTGCTGCAGGGCTATATAATCCAGTATTATCATCTCCCTGGAACGTATATACTGGACCTGCTGCTGTTGATGTATTCTTTGCTAAAACTCTGCCTGAATCTTCTACTTCTAAATAACTAGTACCACCACCATAGATATATGTATGATGACCACCGGTTGGAACTCCTAAACGAAGAGGTCCATTAAACCTTATTATTTCTCTCGTAACTGCTCCACCACTTGCTTTTGACATATTTACAGCAGTATCTCTACCTGTATGACCTATATCTAAACAATCGTCAACAACACTACTTGTACCAATAAATACTTTACCGTTTTCATTGATTTTCATTCTTTCTGTAGGAGTGAAAGCATCACCTGCTGTTTTGCTAGAAGCCGCATTTGTAAAGAATTGTATTATTCCACCATTGCTGCCTCCTCCTGTTCCATGTACACGTATTGCTGCAGCACCAAAAGTGCCTGTTGAACCTACTTTATACCCTGAAGCACCAGCATTTCCATAAAAATTACTACTAATCCATGTAGAAGCATTACTGTATTGAGAAAAAAGATTAGAGTAGTTAGTCCAAGTTAGTCCTCTTCCTTGAGTTGCAACTCCTAAATCAAGAGTATTTAAAGGGTCATCAGTTCCAATTCCGACTTGGCCAGTTTGTTGAATTCTCATTCTACGAGTTGGATTATAATCTGGATTATCAGCGTCTGTACCACCAGTAAAGAAATCTATGTTTGCATACGGTCCAGTTGATTGTCCATCATTTCTGTAATTTTTTATTTCTAAGTTAGCGTTACCATTACCCCAACCAATTGAAGCACCCTTTGCTCCATCACTGTCTCTATATATTTCAAGACCGACATTATCATTTCCTGTATTTCTTACTTGTATACTTTGGTTTGTAGTTTTTACATGAAGTGGAGAGTTTGGATTAGTCGTTCCAATACCAACATTGCCACCATCTTTAATAGTAAGTCTTGGACTTCCTGATGAAGCGTCCTCGTAAAAAGTAAAATCTGCTGCGCTGTTTCCTGAGTTTTTAGATAAACCAATTCCCCATTTAACAGTCCCTTGGTCAGCAAACTTAACCCAACTTACGCCTGAACCGTTGCTTGTTGAATCTAATTTAAGAACACAATCGCCGCTTTTAGCATCTAAAAGTTCTTGAGGGTTGTTGTTTCCAATTCCAACAAGACCACTCTGATCGATACGCATATGCTCTGTACTACCAACTGTAATATTTCTACCAAAGACCAGCTCCCCACCAGCATCGTTAAAAATATGCCAATATGAAGATGAATCAGATGGTGTTAATACTATACCATAGTCACCACCACCTCCATATCCACCAATTTGCATATTACCACCACGAATATCTAACTTCATTAATGGATTATCAGTTCCAATACCAACGTCGCCATTAGCTTCAATACGCATTTTTTCAGAGTATCCACCTGAGCCTCTAGTATTAAATGCTATATCACCATAATGATTTGTATGGTCTCTATTATGTGAATTTATTGAAACTGTTTCTCCAGCTCCAGCTGATTCAAAACTTAATTTAGTAAAATTATTTGCTGTATTATTTGCATTTTGTATAACTACTGATGGACCAGTACTTCCAATAGAAGTTTGTGTTCCATATCCTTTAAAGTAAGCTACTCTGCCATCTGTTCCATCTGTCTGCATTCCTTTAACTTGTAAAGTAAAATTGTTTGCTGAAGGAGTTTGTTTTATTCCTAACCTTCCTAAAGTATCGAGTGTCATTTGAGGCGCAGCATTATTCGTAGAAAATGCTAGGTCATGATTTGTAAATGTAAATATTTCTCCTCTTGGTCCATCACCAAGTGAATGCATTCTTAAATCAACTAAATTACCAGAAGAATCTTTCGATCGCAAGCTAAGTGCTGACCTTGTATTATTACCGGTAACGATAAGTTCTTGTATTGTTGTAGCTGAATTCGTAACTTGTATTTGGCCAGTAAAATCTGGATTTGCCAATGGTGCTTTTGATGCTATTGAGTTTGTGACAGTAGTATTAAAATCGGCATCATCATTTAGAGCGGCTGCAATTTCATTTAGAGTATTCATTGTGCCTGGAGCGGAATCAATTAAAGCATTTATATGTGTATGTACAAAAGCGGTACTTGCAGCTGATGTATCATTATCAGTACTACTTTGTGTAGGTACTACAATACCTTGTACAGATAAATTACCATTTGCATCTGCTACTATTTCTGCTAATCTTCTATTTTTTGAATATGCCATATATCTATTTATACCTATCCAGTTGGAACTTGCACACTTGTATCATCTGGATCGTTCATTCTATCATATATATCTTCCATTGTCACTGGTGTTATATTACCACCTACAAGTTCATATGTAAATGTTGTATCTAAATTCTCAACAGTTGTACATGTACTTCCAGCTAGATGTGCTCCCAATAATTCATCACCATTATCTACTTCATTATTATAAATTGCAAGAATTGTGTTATCCTTTTTTATTATATGCGCGTATTGTGTCATAGTTTCTCCTTAAGATACAAATTTTCCTCTACTTTCAGCAAGTGATATTGTTTTAAAATGATACTTACCACCATTAGTATATCCATCGACTGCAGATGCAGAAGTTCCAGAGCCATAATATCTATTAGCTCCATAATTTACTTCTACCACTACATAATTTCTATAATATGCGCTAGTAGAATTAAAGGTTAATTCACATTTATAAATGCTTTGTCCTGCATGGTCTGTTCCAGTATCTGATACATTACCTTTAGTAATACTACCTGGAGCTGCACCCCAACTAGTATTATTACTGTAAGCAGTCACTTCACTTAAATATGCTGTACCTGCTGTCATTCTAAATAAATATTCTCTATAACCACCATTAAAATATGTTGTATATAATCTAAACCTACATACTGGGTATTCACCCCAATGGCCTGAACTATAAACTGTTAAAAACTGTGTGCTCGCTCCTGCATTAGTAGGAGAAGTGACTGAAGGTGTTCTAAATATTGCATGAGTACCAAACCCAGCGCCATTTGCACCAAGATAACTTCCTCCACAATCAATTGCACCTGGTCCCATATCACTATGAATCTCTGAATATCTTGTTTTAACAACGTTTTGATGGTTAACAACAACACCATTACCAGCTCCATTACCAAAAGAAATTGTATTATCATCCTGGTCAGCACCAGGACTTGCACTTATTCCGTGATAGGACAGTGTACCATTATTTGCTTTTAGTTTAAATTGTTGATGAATTACATCACCATTACCATTGCCTTCAATTATTAATCCAGCAAGTGAATTTGTAGCTCCGTCAATATGCAACATAGCATCTGGACTATTTTGTCTAATTCCAACTTTAGCACTTGCGCTTCCAAGTAATACAGTACCATAACCTTCTCCAACTTGAAGTGTACTTCCATCAACTTGACCTTCTAAGGCTCTATGACTTGTGCCACCTTCAGTACCAAAATATAATCGTTTATTACTATTTGCAATTTTTACTCCGCCATCAACTGTTAGCTTTTCTTCTGGAGCATCACAATTAATACCAACGTTGCCAGCATTTGAAAGAAACATTGCGGTACTTAATTGGTCTCCAGTATTAACTTGAAATCTTAAGTCTCCTTTAGCCTGTCCACCATCAACAGCTTGTTGTGATAATATAGCAGCTCCGCTATTTCCATTTCCAAGAGCACTAGTTAAATCTCCACCACCAAATCGTATAGCTATTAAATCATTATAATTCTCACCAACTATACCGAGAGTTGGGTTAGAATCTGCATGAACAATAAGTTCGTGTGCTGGTGTATTGGTTCCTATACCAACTCCTGTACCATTTTTAATATATAAATCATTACCTGCAGAGCTATCAGTACCTGTTGTAAATCCTATATCTCCTGCAGCTTTACTATAAATTTGTCCTCTTAATGCTGTACCTGCGTTATTGAAAAATTGAAAAAAGGAATAATCATCAGCACTTCTTGCTCTCAGTGCAATAGCATTTGCGCCACTATCAGAAGTAATAGTAAGAGGCTTATTTGGATTACTAGTAGCAATACCAACATTATTAGTACCACCATCAACAAATAGCATATGTGTATTACTATCAGACTCTACTCTAAAGTCTGCTGTAGTTCCATCTTCATTAAATACAGTTGCTGAACCTGCTAAACCTGAATTTAAAATACCATCAGTTATACGTGCTACTCCTGAAAGGTAGAGGTCTTTGAACTTTCTAAGTGAAGCACCAATATCAACAACACCATTAGATGCACCACCTGTGACTGTTGACATAGGCTGAATTACATTAGAACTAGCATTGAATTCTAAAAATACATCTCCTCCTCCAACTGCTAAACTTCCTGCAACAACACCAATACTTCCAACTGTTGTATTGTCTTTTCTAAATAATGCAATATCTCCATCACTGTTTCGTCTATTCAATCTTAGTGGATAAGTACCATCTGCTGTAGATTCAACTCTTGTGCCTAACTCTACACCATCTGTTGCAATATTTGAAGTAGTCTTACCCACAAGCAGAATACCGCTATTAGTAATACGCATTCTTTCTTGCCAACCACTATTATATACCTCAAATGCAATATTACCACTTGCAGTTTTTGCACCAATTACAGCAGTTGTTTCGTCAGTTCTTCCTCCTAACCAAACACCACTTACGCTTCCTGAATTTGTTCTTCCAAAATCTGCTATTTGTCTTACATTAGTTGAACCAGAACCAGTTCCAGCACCTACAACTCTAAGTCCACCATAAGCACTACTTGTTGAATCTTCAATATGTAATGGTGCACTAGGATTACTCGTACCAATTCCAACATTAAAATCATTAAAGTTTATTGTTCCAACTGAGCCAGTTCCTCCCATATCGAAGATAAACCCGTTAGAAGCATTGCCGTATATTTCTAATCTATTATTATCAGCACTATCAAATATTTCTAGCTTATTAATTCCAGTAATATTATTATCGCCCATTATTATATTGCCGCTCATAGTACCACCAGCAAGTGGTAGTTTTGCTGCGATTGCATTAGTCGTTGTTGTTGCATAATTTGCATCATCGCCTAATGCGGCCGCTAATTCGTTTAAAGTATTTAATGTAGAAGGCGCTGAATCAGATAAATTTGCGAGTGCAGTAGTCACATAAGCTGTAGTAGCTATTTTTGTACTATTATCCGAAGCACTTTGTGTCGTGGTCGTAGCACTAGCTGGTAATGTTAAATCATCAGCTAATATATGTCCTTTTACTTTTGTTAGTGCCATTTATCTATTTATCCTTCTAGTATCTTATCCGTTTGCTTCGTTTACTGCTTTTTTAGCATTCTTAACTGTTGTTGTCCAGACTGCTGCAGCTATGCCTTTAACCTCTGAACTTTCACCGGATACGTCTGTATCTGTATGTGTCCATTTACCATCTTCATCTTTTACAGATAATATGCATTCTAATGTGTGTCTATGAAAAGACCGTGTAAGTTCTACTCCATCTTCTTCAATAACAGTAGCTGTTCGCACCTGTATAGATTTGTAGTCTCCAACAATTTCTATTTTGTCTTCTTCTGTTCTTTTTGTTATTGCCATTTTATTTTTTCCTTTGTCCGTGCCTATCTCCGATAGACATAATTATTAAACTCTATAAGTGCCACTTAGGTGTAGCTCAAATGTTGTATGGTCCATAGTATTATAAGTCCAATACGCTGTACTTCCACTATTCAGATAGACTCCTTGTAATTCAGAGCCATTTGTTCTAAAATGCGCTCTTCCATTTGCATACCCACCTAATGCATAACAATCTCCTCCTATTACTATAATTTCTCTTTGCCCCGTATCACTTGAATTTGTAGCTGAAAAGGGTAAGCCAGTTATCTTCCAGGTTGCTCCAGGTAATGAAGCTACTGTTGCAGTTATCTTTGCATGTATATGGACTAAATTACCAATCTTCGTATATATTCCGTATACACTTATTGAATTCGTTGTTATATTACTACCAAGGGCTGGAGTCCAAGTACCTTCTTCATAATCGTCAAGTAGTTCTGAAGTCATGCCACTTGCGTCTGAAGTAGCAGCAAAAGATATACCTTTACCTGATGTGCTAAAATTGAGATTTCCACCTGTTTTAATATTACCTGCTGCATAGATAGAATTTAGTGCACCACTATCTTGCATCACATTTAGTACAGTAAAGTTTTGGAAACTACCCGATATTCCATTAATAGAACCTGAACCCGCTACTCTTACAGCCGAAGGATTACCAGAGTGGTTAGTTTTTACTTCAAAAGCATTGTTATCTATACCTGTGATTATATGCGACTTAGATGTAAGCACCCCAGTACTACTAATACGCATCCTTTCTACGCCAGTATAGTTACTATTTGAAGATTGAGTCCTAAATATAATTTTGTTGTTAGACCCAGTAGTATGACCTACGCAGTCAATATAAAGTCCATCTATTGCTCCGAATGTAGTTTGTTGAGAGTTTGTGCCATCAAGAACAACAGCGTTACTAGTTCCTCCTGCAATGTTTAAAAACTTATTCCAACCAGCACCACTTGAAGGATTGTTCGTTCCAAGTCCAACGTTACCAGTATCAGTAATATGAAAATCTCGCCTTCTTGTACCCATTGCACCAGCTGAATGGTAATTAATAGCATATATCTCATCACCTAGAAATATTTCAAACGCGCCTTTTGAATTATCATCAGCTTGATGTCCACCGCTGTAATAGTAGTTATTTGAAATATAACCACCACCAACAAAGTTGCCCATATTAATATTAGTACTACCTGATGCTCCTTTAAGAACTATTTGATTTGTTCCACCATTACTAACTAAAAGTCTTCCAGAAGAATGTGGAGTCCCGCCAATACCAACATTGCCTGTGTCTGTAAGAGTCATTGTAATAAGAGATGCATTTCTTCCAAACTTATGATTTAGAGCATAGTATTGCAGGTCTAATTGATTAACTCCTGCTTGGTCACTTCTTATTTCACTTCTGTTATTAGAATTGTCAAATAATAAAGCTAATCCTTTTGTAGTAGTAGTTGCACCTTGTAGTCTAAGATGTCCTGAATCAGCTTTAATCTCAAGTTTATTAGTAGGACTATCGGTTCCAATACCAACATTACCGGCACTTGTAATACGCATCTTTTCGTCATTTGCAAAAGTGACATTTGCGTCATCTCCGTTTGAGTCTAAAGCAAAAATTAGTGAGCCTATACCATAAGAACCTTCTCGTTTTAATCCTATAGCTGCTTTAGTTCTTCTTGTACCACCATGTACTCCAAAATATAAAGGAGCAATATCATTATTATAACCCCTCACATTGTGTATCTTAATACCGCCTTCTTGACTACCTTCACCTGTAATACTAAAGTTAACGTCAAGTTTATTATCGGGGTCAACTTCTCCTATACCAATATTATTCGAGTCACTAAAAGTAACGATTGGAGTAGTAACACCAGAATCATAAAAGTTTAAGTCTCCATTTGCATTAACGCCTAACTGCCATGTTTCTGTACCACTATTTTCTTCAATAGATATTGCGAAATGATTACTATCTGATTTTATATCTAAGGGTGAGTTAACAACTGAACCTTGATAACTACCTATATTAACACCACCTGTTAATGTTCCACCAGCGAGTGGTAGTTTTGTAGCAATACTATTAGTGACTGTTGTACTAAAATTAGCATCATCTCCTAAAGCTGCGGCTAATTCATTTAAAGTATTCAATGTACTTGGTGCGCTATCAGCCAGATTGGCTAACGCAGTCGTTACATAAGCTGTAGTTGCTACTTTTGTAGTATTATCTGAAGCACTTTGTGTTGTCGCAACTGAAGCGCTTGGTAATACTATATTATCATCTAAAAGTTTTACTTTTGTACTTGCCATTTTTATCCTTTAAGTGCTGCCACTTCAGCCTCTAATGTTTCTATTCTTGTAATTGCTTCTTTTAATGCTTGAGTTAATACAGGAGTTAATTTTCCATAATCTACCATTTGTGGTTTTATATGTGACCCTTGCTCAGTTGCATCTTTTTCTCCAAATACAGCTTCCGGTATTACTTCATCTAATTCATGAGCAATAAATCCATGTGTTAAAATACTATCTGGGTCAGATTTCCATGTAAAGTTTTTTGGTTGTAATAATTTAACTGTATTAATACCACCAGACATAGGTACAATATTTTCTTTTAATCTATAATCTGAAGTACCTCCATAATTTGTAGTATTCGTCGTAGCATGTGAATTAATTTCACCACAAATATCGTTTGAGCCATCTATGAATCTCATCATATTGGCGCCACCACCTGTATCAGAATTTCTTAATACCATTACATGAGGTCCACCACCTTGTGAGTGAACATGTAATCCGCCGTCTCTATGGTCTGTTCCATTTAATGAAGTTGTTGTACCTATGAAAACGGTTTGTCTATCTGAATCAATTCTCATAGCTTCTTGTAAATCAGTACCAAAAATTAAGTCACCATAGCTTGTAGGACCTGCAGTTTCTGTGACAATGTAAGCATCATAATCTCCAGCTGTAGAAAGCTTTTTATAGTCAGCATGTCTGGTTATGTGTACATGAAGTTGAGCCTGTGTACTATTAGAACCACCCCTACAAGTAATACCTGATTTCCATAATCCACTATCCGGTGCTACCATATCTATCCATGGATGTGCATCAGTTAAACTTAACATTGGAGTAGTAGCAGTTTGAGTAGCTTTTAATTCCATGTGTTGAGTTCCACCAATTTCCCATCGATGGTCTGAACCTCCAGAATTATACATTAATACTGTATTAGAACCTCTTATCCAATTTGAATTATTTGTTCCTGCAGTACCTTCGCTATTAATAGTAATTCTTGCATCAGTACTATTAGGTGCAACATCTAATCTATTATTTCTAATTTCTAAAGCGCCAGTGCCACTTGCTTGAAATCCAAATGAATTGGTATTATGTCTATATTCCATATAACCAGAATATCTATCTCCACCTGAAGTTGCATCACCAAAATATAACGCGCCTACAGAACTTGTTCCAGAATAAAATTGCATTGATGCATGACCAGTACCATCTCCTACTTGAATTTTTGGAGTACCACTTAAAACATTTAAGTTTGTAGTAGTACCACCAACTAGTAAATCAAAATTGCTATCAATTGCGACTTTTACAGTACCACCACTATTTTTAAATGTATAATTAGTTGCTCTAAATCCCATTGTACCCCAAGCAGAACCTGGATTATTATATGCACCAATCTGTCCCACAACATCAAGGTTGCCGGCCATTTGTATATTGCCACTTAAGTAAGCATCTTTATATCGAAGACTTGGTAAACCAATATCTACTAGATTGTCTGTTGCAGTTCCAGAATTGTTTACAGGAATATAATATCCTTCTCCTAAACGTAGTCCTGTGTGATTTGCAGCAGTACTATACATCAGTATGTCATTTGTTCCTGCTATAGCAATACTTCCAATTACTGTGTCATCTTTTGCAAAATGAGCAATGTCTCCCTCTGAGCTTTTTCTATTAAAATGAGCAGAATAATTACCATCTGCACAAAAGAAATTTCTTCCATCTGTTCTGATACTAGTACCTACTGCATTGCTGTTAGCTGTTGTTTGCCCAACTAATAAATTTCCTGTGAAAGTTGCTGCCTTAAAAGATATATCTCCATCACCTTCAATTTTACCAATAAGACCATTACCATCGCTTCTTAATTGTAAGAAGTCAATTGAATCTGCACCTGTAGAATCTTTTCTAAGTGTTAAACTTGCATTGGATGTACTAGCACTTTTTAAATATGCGTAGTCTTGTCCTATCTGACTACCACCAGTTATATTGATGTCAGGCGTTGTTATTGTTGTAGTAAATGTTGGGCTATCTATAGGTGCTTTTAAAGCTATACTATCAGTGACAGTTGTACTAAAGTTTTCATCATCTCCTAAAGCTGCAGCTAATTCATTTAAAGTATTAAGTGCGCCAGGAGCCGAATCGACTAATGAATTTAATTCTTGTTGAACAAAGGCTGTTGAAGCAATAGCCAATGAATTCGTACCAGATGATTGTGTAGTTGCAATTCCAGTAATAAGTCCAGTAGAAGTAATACGCTCTACACCTGCTACTGTTAGACCATTTTTTATTTCGAAATTTTTATTTGCCATGTTACGATTTCACTCTCCATCGTTTTATTATTCTATTTATACAGGTATTGCCGTTGAAACTACTTTTACTGCCATACTTGTTGCACTTCCTGCAGTAATTTGTAGTAATATATTACCACCTGAAATTGACGCATTGAATGTACCAAGTGAAGCATTATCGAATAATGTTCCATATTCTGTAATATAAACAGTCGTACCATCATGAATTAAATTAATCTCTGTTGAATGGTAATCTGTTCCTTGTGTACATTGTACTAAATATTTTACTGTTCTGTATGTTGCTGCGGCGTGTGATGCAATTGTTGTTGCGCTTGTCGATGCTACAGTTGTTGATGTTATCTCTGAAGCTTGTAAGCCACTAAACATATTAACATTATCAATTGAAGCAACAGCTGGTTGATTAACTTGAGCAACTTGTGGTGTGATAACTTCTATACTATGACCGCTTGTTACGTTTGTATCAAATGTTAATGTTGTACCACTTACAGTATAAGTTGATTTTTCTTGATATACACCATCTAAATATACAAATGTATTATTTTCATTTAATGGCGTGACTGATAATGTATAAGCTGCTGTGCTACCATTTCCAGTAAATTCATCAACAACATGTCCAGCACCTACAACACCATTTTGGATTATATGAACAACAACTTCTTGACCAGAAGCCGGAGCAGAATCAAGTGTTAAAGTAGTTCCACTTAATGTATATGAATTTTTATTTTGATATACACCTTCAAGGAATACAATTAAATTGTCTTCACTTGGTGGTGTGACACTTAAAGTAAATGCTGTAGTACTTGCATTTGCTGTAGTAAAGAAATCTGTTGTGAATGGATTAACTGAAGTTTGTCCAGTTAATGTAAGTGTATCTGTCCCAGCAGTTGTTGTGGCTGTAATACCACCTGCACCTACTATTGTAAGTGTATCATTTTCTTGTTCTGCAACTATATTTGTTTGGCCTGAAACAGCAATGGTTCCGAATGAATCTCCGCCACCGCCTATTTTACCCCATGCACCATCAGCGTATCCTTCAAACTCTGATGTAGTTGTATTATATCTTAATTGTCCTAAAGCTGCTGTTGGTCTTTGACCTGTTGTACCATTTGGAACTCTGATTGCATCTGTTTTAGAACCAACATCTAAACCAACCGCAGGAGAAGTTGTTCCGATACCAACATTAGTTGATGATAGTATTATATCTCCTGATGCACCAGACTCTAAAGTTAAATCTTGACCAGATGAAAAGTAGCTAGACCTAATTTTTCTTGCCGCTACCCCATCGCTAGAATCTACTCTGACTGCCCCGTTGACATGAAGTTGTAAAGCTGGTGAAGTCGTTCCGATTCCAACATTGCCTGAAGTATCTATGACTATCTCATCTGAACCTGAACCATTATAATTAAACCTAAAGGTGTCATCAGTATTAGTGTATAAAGACCAATAATTAGCTTGGTCATCATAAGTGTAATGTCTTGTTCCAGCATTAAAATACGCTTCACCACCAACATGAAGTGGAGCTGAAGGTGATGTTAAACCAATTCCAACATTATGACCAGTATTAAACCAAGTATTACCTCCAGTGTCTATTCTTACATCTTCAACACTACCATCGAATAAAGATAATAAACCTTTATCTAAATCTCCACCCGTGCCTCTTGGTATAATTCTTGCAATGTTAAAATCATCTGAATTTAATTTTATAAATTTACCATCACCAGTGACATTTAAATCACCATTGACTGTTAAACCTTCTACATCATCAACAGTTACGTTTCTACTTCCAATAACAACTTCAATTGATGAACCATTTGGTGGAGCAGTACTAAATGTTAGAGTTGTTCCACTGATTGAATAAGTAGCTTTTTCCTGATATACACCATCAATATAAACTTGAGTATTATTTTCATGATTTGGGTCTGCTGCAATTGTAAATGCAGTTGTTGAACCATTACCTGATAATTCGCTTAATGAAGAATCTCCTGTACCTACAAGTTGTACAAAAGTAGAAATTTGTATACAATCACCGCTTCCAGCAGCATTTACTAATACGACAGAAGTTCCATTTGTTGCTGTATAGTCTGTTGTTGGTTTTAATAATATACCATTAAGATATACTTTTATATAACCAACTGTGTATGATAATGTATTACCATTTGCGTCAGAACCAGTAAATGTAGCTAATGTACTTGATGGATTATAAACATATTCTTTATAAATTGCAGATTGACTTGAACTGCCTGTTGAAGCAAATGTAATTGTATCACTACTAGCATTTGTAGTAAGAGTCATACCAGTTCCAGCAGCTAATGTAAGTGTATCAGTAGCTGAATCTGCTACAACATCACTTTGTCCAGATACAGCAATTGTTTTAAATGCTTCTGATACTGAACCAGTACCTGATATTGTAATTGTTTTTGTAGCACCACTTCCAGTTGCCGTTACGCCTGAACCTACAAAGTTTAATGTTGTTGCTGCAGTGGATAATGCTGAACCTTCATCTTGTACTGTGACTTCACCGCCTGATGCAGCAATTGTAAGTGTATCGGTTCCAGCATTTGTTGTTAATGTTATATTATTACCAGCGGCAAAGGTAAGCGTATCAGTCACAGCATCTGCAACTATATCTGATTGTCCACTTACTGCAATTGTTTCAAATAAGTTTTGGTTTGCAGCACCAGATAAATCTGCGGCTGGAGCCCAAGCTGAACCATTCCATTTTAATACTTGACCTGATGAAGGTGATGTAGTTGCTACATTAGATAAATCGCCTATATTATGATTAGATATACTAGAAACTGTACCTGTGACATTACCTGTGACATTACCTACAAGGTTT